TTGGATCACTAGCAAGGGCACCTAACATCTTTGTGCCGTTGACATATAGTGCCATTAGTTTACCTCCTGAAGCATGAATTTGTACTTCTTACCGCTCCTCCTATTTATCAGGAACAGGTCTTCCTCACCCTCTTGAATCGTGTACTGACCCCAAGTTCCATCTACATCATTAGTAGCACCTTCGTTAGATAGTTGAAGGTCAGCAGAGTAGATGTTCGCCCAACGCTTAGTTGCTGAACCAAGATCTCTCGTAGCATCTGCTTCTGGTTCAAAGTTTCCTGTTACCGTAGCACCAGTTGATGTGGTTTGAAGTTTCTTACTGCCTGCATGATACATTTCCAAAGTACCATCTGCAAGTCCAATCAACCAATTTCTATTAGAATTAACTTGATCTTGGAATAAGAAATTAGCACCTCTGAGGTAAAGATCAGTTGATCCTATAGAGTTAATGAAATTATTAGTTCCACTATGATAAATCTGTAAGTCATTACCAGCACCAAAGTTAGCAACATCATTATCACCAAGATTGATATCACTATTGAATGTAGAAGTTCCATCAACAGTTAGTGTGCCATCAAGAGTTAGATCAGTTGGCATTCCGTTTGGTGAGGCATCAACCCACTGACTTGAACTGCTATCAGTATAGTATACGAACATGCGTCCGTCGTCTGTGTCATACCAAAGGTCTCCGGGGTTAGCAGGAGAAGGAGCAGCAGATTGAACAGCAGCACCGCCACCAATCTTACCCCAGACATTACCATCATATCCCTCAAATACATTAGAAGTATTATTCCAACGTAGCATACCTTCTGCTGCTGCAACTTGACCAGAAGCTCCTGGTTGTTCGGCATCAGTTCCAGAAGGAAGTTTTATATACCCTGTTCCAGTTAGATTTACATTACCAGACACTGTTAGAGCAGTTAAAGTTCCAACAGAAGTTAGAGAAGAACTAGTAACACCAGTTCCAAGACCAGCAACAACACCAGTTCCAGCAGTGGGTCCGATCTGAGTCAAACTCAGCATTTCACGAGCATTTCCAGAACCATCAATGATGTTGTAAGTCTTACCTACAGCAACCTCCATGTCTTCAGAAGACTGCCAAGCATCATTAGCATTGGACCATAAGAAAGTGTGTTGTGTATTACCAGCAAGAATAATACCACCGCCATCTGCTGCAGAATCAGAAGGACCGATAGCACTAAACGTTGGTGTTCCAGTTCCCGTTACGTTGTTGGAAAGCACCGCACTGTTTCCAGTGATAGATACAATCGTTGTGGCATTTGGAACACTAACTCCACCTGTATTAGATGTAACAACCATTCCAGGAATCAATCCTAGTGTTGGAGAGATTGATGTAATATTTGCAGAACCATCAGTAGTAGCACAAGTAAATGTAGTACTTACAACTTTAGCAAGTTCAATATTTTTATCGGCAATTTCAACAACGTTAGATTTTACAGTAGTTGTAGTTCCATTGATAACCAAATCACCCTTAACTGTAAGAGTGCTGTTAACTGTTAGATCATTACTAACGGTAACATCAAAATTTGCATCACCTTTAACCCAGAACTCAGTACCAGATCCAATAACAAGTTGTCTATTACCAGCAGGGGTTGGTGGAGAATAAGTAGCATCATTGACTGGGTTTGTACTATCAGCAGGTCCAATCAAAACATTACCAGATCCACTAACATTATATCCAGCATAGTATCCAATACAAACGTTCGCATCTCCTGTGGTATTTTCCTGAAGTGCATTGGAACCAATTGCCGTATTATTATCTCCAGAAAGATTATTCAACATAGTTGAACGACCCATAGCCGTATTAAGATCTCCAACACCATTAGATCTCAATACTTGGAAACCATATCCAGTATTTCCAGCTCCCGAATTTATTGTTAATCCAGTTTCGTATCCAACAGCAGTATTTTGAGAACCAGAAATAACAGATAACAATGCTTGTTTGCCGATCGCAGTATTAGTTGCTACAGCACTCTGTCCTCTACCTACAGTCATTGGATCTGACGATCCACCTCGGATTAAAATATCAGAGTTAACAATATCAATTCTAGCATTACAAGTTAAAAGGTCTGTATTAGCACCACCAACTGTGAGATCTTTTTCTACAACTAGATCACCACTAACAGTTGTAGTACCAGATGTATTACCAATTTCAATTTGTGTGGCAGCACCACCAAACTGGATAGATTGAGCACCAGAATTGATCAACGCAAAACCAGTAGATGTAGTAGTAAGACCAGTTAAGATGACAGGATTAGTTTGGAAAACAAGATCATCAATACCAGTGGTTCCACTGATCAATGTTCTCAATTGAGTTGCTGTCGTAGAAGCAAATGATGCAAGAGTATCTGACTTATATGCTACATCACCACCAACTCTGAAGTTTACATTAACATTTCCAGTAGCGTTATCAGATGTGAGAGTTAAATCATTATTGATATCAACTGTCTTACCAGATTGAATATCTAGATTTGCGGATGCTGTAGTTGCAATCTCAAGTCCATTAACAGAAGTTGCAACTGCTGCACCAAGTGTTGGTGTTGTAAGTGTTGGATTAGTTAATGTTTTGTTTGTGAGAATTTGTGTTTCTGTTTCTGTTACAAATCTCTGTTCAACAGAACCATCCCAAGATCTCCAGTATCCACCACTTTCATGCCATTGGAATCCTTTATATGAAGTAATAACACCAGAAGGATCAGAAGTTCTATTGACTTGAATACCACCATCAAATCCAACTAAGTTATTACCTTTTCTTAATTCAATAATATTATCTTCTACCTGAAGAACACTGGTATTAAAAATAGTTTGAGTTCCCGAGACAGTTAAGTCTCCAGCAATAGTAACTGAAGAACCATCATCAGTAATAATACTATCTGCAAACTGTCCATTACCATTATCCCATTTCATCACAGTGTTTCCACCAAGATTACTATAATTTTTCAATCCAAAATTAGATCCTGATAATATAAGACCATTATTAGCAGTTAAACTAGCACCAGTATCACTATTGATTGAACTAATTACAACTTCTACTTGACCACTTCCATTCGTGGTTTGGGTAATAGTTGTAGCGCCAGCTTGTTTGAGAATAAAATCTCCTGCCTGTGGTGCAATAGGACTTCCATTGTTATCACTACCAACTTTAGTGACAGTATTGGTATCTGTGCTATCAATATTAATAACATTTCCTGCTTGACTTACAATTACATTACCACCAGTTCCACCTTGGATAGTAACATCAGTTGAATTTGTTCCAAGAGATGATGGTGTATAAGTTCCAGTATTACCGCCTCTAATTCTAGTAACAGTATCAGTAGATGTGTAAGTAATAGTAGAATCGCCACTACCATCAACACCCTGAGAAACTACAGTTCCTGTTCCATCTAAGAATGTAAATCTTCCTGTTGAGGTATCAGCAGGACCATATGTGCCACCAGACCCAGCACGAATTTTAGTTTTAGTATCAGTATCTAAAGCATCAATATTAATTGTGCTACCAGTCATTGTTACTGTAGCAGCACCAGTATTAGTAAAATCAATTGAACCGGAAGTTGCAGATCCACCAGATGCATTTAAAGTTGTGATAGTATTATTATCTACTACATGACCACTAATAGTAATGACATCACTACTATTATCTAAAAATAATGATAATGCTTTAGATCCTGCGGGAGTAGTAGATGGTGCTCCAACTTCAATAGTAACATCATCATTAATACCAGCACCAGAATTACCACCAGAAGTTAATCTGATAATTTTTTGAGATGCAGATGATCCATCTTGAGTAGAAATACTATAAGTTGTATTATTATCAGGAGTGACTACAGTTCCACCCAATGAAATGAAAGTGCCATTAATAGAAATACTATTATTTGATAGCGACGAATTTGGAATATTTGTAAGAGTATTAAGAGCACCAGAAATTGTACAAGTTTCTAATGTTTTATTAGTTAATGTTTGAGATTGATTTAAATAAACGTCACCAGGACTGTCCCAGAATACCGCTGATCCATTACTAGTTAAATATTTTCCAGCACCAGTATCACCACTAACAACAATCCCGTTGCCAGTTAATTCTAAATTGTCTCCTGCTACAATTTCTTCAATCTTCTTTGAAATTGCATTAACAATTAACGGAAAGCGGTCAGCCATTTAACTACCAATGAATACTAGTGCTCTTGTTTATTTATGCCTTAGGATATAATGATCTGTCCTACCATTCCACCATGAAACCGACAAATATAATAGTATGTTCCTGGTGTTACTCCAGTGGTGTCCCATGTGACAGCAGCACTAACAGTCCCTTGTCCGGTAATAGTTCCAGTGCTAACTTGATCACCTGTTCCAGTGGTAGCAGATGTCTTCACATAGAATGGATGACCAGAAGCACTCACATTAAACACTAATGTATCACCAGCATTACAATTAATTGTTGGATCATTATCACCAGAGAAAGTGTTATCTCTATCACTGCCAATAAATGTATAGTGTGATGCTCCGGTGTTTCCTACAGCAAACGTATATGTTTGTGGTGTTGGTGGGACTGCTGCAGGAGATGATCCATTAAATGTAGCAGTTCTAGGAAAGGTAAGTCCAGTAGATCTATTACCTTTTACTTCACTCAAATATCCAGACACACGTCTTGGATTTTCAATATGAAGATACTTATTAGGACTACCCTGACGACAAGAATTGTCATCTAACAATCCACCAGCAACATCAAATGTCATATCACCATAAATGCTATGCTGATTTAAATATCCAAGAGCATCTGCTTGTGTAAATCTTTCTTTTGCTGTAGCAAGACATGCAATCACACCACATACCTGTGGCGATGCCATACTAGTCCCACTAATTGCAGCATAATAATTTCCACCACCACCATATTTGGTATCAGCAGATCCAGTATTACCATATGATGAAAGTATTAGATCTCCAGGAGCGAAGACATCAACAGCAGGTCCAAACATACTGAAAGTAGATCTCCTGAAATCAGAATGATCCGACAAAGAACCTACAATAATCGATCCACTATCAGGTGTACTAGGCCACGATCCTCTATTATAGTAGAAGGATTCATTCTCTCCGTCTTTAAAAATTGTGAGATAGTTGTTGTAATTTACATCACCAACTTCTGCTACTAGTAGATTATCATTACCAGCGGATCCAATAACTACAATGCCATCATCAATTGCGTCCTGAACATCAGCAGCAATAGATGCAGACCATGATGGATAATCAGGTAGTCCAAATCTTACACCAAAATCTAATCCCAATCCAACTTCAGTCCAACCAGATGGTCCAGGAGAACCTGAATTATATGTCACTCCCTGAAAATTTACAGATATAAGATCAGCAAGATCTAATCTGTAAATTGGTTCTTCATTTCCATCAACACCTTTCTGTGGCATATACCTAATACCACCATAACTATGGTTGGTAATGGTAGGATTTTTCTTTCCAGTCTCTGGATTGATTGGTTTGTTTAAATGAAATGCTCTAAGGTAATCAAAGGTAAGTAGAGGAGGAAATTGTTGCCCGCTATCCCATGAATCTGTCACTGCCATATTATAAATGTTTGCTTCATTAGCCCATCCATCATGCCTACCTGTCGCAGTTCCAGTAACATGTATACCATGATACTGAGCAGTGTTAAGGTTAGGAGCGTAGACAATTGATCCTGTTGGAAGAGTCTGTCCGTCATCATCAATAGAACTAACAGAACTATTCAGTTCATTAAACCATTGATACTCAACAAATCTGGTTTGGAATGATGAAGGACTATACCACTCCTGACTATCAAATGACACAGGATCATCTACAATAACTACATCAACATGTCTTCCAGTATTAAATAATTCTACATTATCGGTAACAGTTTCTGTTGCTGTTGGATCCCCCCAAGCAGTCTTCCTTCTTTGTGCTTGATCTCCCGCACAATGTACTTGTCCCCACTGTTTTAAATTAGAATTTAATGTTGTTGCTCCGGGTCCATTTTTCCAGAAGTCTCCACCAATTCCGTAAGGTTCGTTGTTAATAACTTGTCGTTTGATTTGGAAACTATCTACTGCTTCAATTCCCCATACTCTAGGATCTTGACGCAATCTTTCTGCTTGATCTTCTGTCATCATATAGTGTGTGTTCCTACTCATAGGACGCTTCAACACTAAAGGAAATCCAGTAAGTTGCATCTCATTATAAAACTGCCCCAGATCATTTTTGTCGTGGAGAGTTACAACATATTGTTTATCCATATCAAGACTCCAAGGGAACTAAAGTTAATGTAATTTGTAAATTCACCTGACTGCCACTTTTGTTAACGATTTTAGCATAAGTAGTATTAGCTCCGCCACTATTAAAACAAACTGTCCCTGGCGAAATTAATTGTGTTGTAGCACCAGTAGTAACAATCTCTGCTAATACACCAGAACCAGGAACTGGATCAGTAGTTTCTGATCTAGCACTATCATTTGTTCTGCTAGTTGTATCTGCATATAACGTTGCCCAAACAGCATGAGATGTTTCCATCTTCAGAAGAGCATATGTTTTTGGCGTTGTGATTGAAATGTTAGTAGCAACATTATCCTG